TCATCCCCAAACTGAGGCATCAACCATTCGTTAATGTCTGACTGCACTTTCATTAACATAGGGATGATTGTTTCCTCATACAGAGCTAATCGCGCCTCTGCTACATTTGAGTAGGTTTGTGCATCTGGAACGCCAACCAACTGCGAGGGAACGCCAAAACACATAGCAATATCGGTTGCGCTCATGTGTTTAAGGTTAATAAAGTCCATATCTTTAGGTGAAAGCCCCATCTCTTTCCAATCAAAATCACCTTCCAACAGCATGGGTCGACCTGCATTTGCAGTCCCTTGGAACCTATTATTTAAATCTGTTAATAGTTGCTGTCTCTGACTTTCTGTTAGATTAACCGCAAAGCCTTGATCATCTTTAGGCTTGAATATAACTGCACCTGATGGCCTTGCTCCATTGTTGAGCAGGTTGATGTTGTGCTTGCTTGATAGGTTGTGTTGATCTACTTCTACAGCGGCCGCATTGAGTGGAGACATACCGTAGAAATCATCTAATGGGTTCCATAGCTTCACTTGCTTAAGATCGCTAAAGCCATTCTCTTGGTCTACATCGTAAACTGATTCTATACGGCCATTGATTATATATTCGTACTTAGATGGCATTGCTCCTTTGCCGCCTTCAATCTTAATTCTATCAGGACGTAAAAGATGCAATTCTTTGGGAATGTTTGCCATGCCTGTGATTCTGAGCATATAGCTATTGCCAGATAAGAGAAGATATCCAAACAAGGCATTCATAAACTCGGTATAGCTTTGCAATGGGTTAGGTCTACTCAACAAATCCATAGCTGGGTGAGCTTCAAACTCATCTCCATCTCTGCTTATAATTCTGAACGGTACAGATGCCGCGCCTTTTGATATTTCATTAACGCACCTGTAGACGATTGCGTTTTTCATGTAGCCTTCAGCGGCTAACTCATCATAGGTGTAATTTTTTACTGGATCAGACCCTACACCCCAAAGTAACCAACCATAGACGAATTCTTGACACTAACTGGTTGTGCTTGCTTTCTAAATCTATCAAATATAGCCATTATGAAACTCTCCAAGCAATTTCACCGCGTGATTTGCTTATTTCAGTTAATCCCCAAACCAAAGCATCAAGCCTGTCTGGGGAGGGTTTTGGCCTGTCACCTGTGTAGGTACACATCTGATTCTCTAGCTCTGGGAAAACTCCCAGATGGTGGACTTTGCCCTGTTCGTATAATGCTGATATGGGTTCTGCTCTAAGCATCTTTCCTCTGCTTGCGTGAACAGACCTGTACCTGCATGATGTATCAATGCTCCTTATTAGCCTCTCTACCAAGTCACCGCCATTATTGACTTCTGCAACTATTAGATTGGCCTCCCATGTGTAGTATAACTCAACTGAAAGGCGACCCCACTCATCTGGGGTGTACTTTCCTGATTTATCGTCCAACAGATAATACTTGTTCTGCTGATCTTTTCCTACTACTACAATGCCAGTTTCATCCGAATCATCGTTTGCAGTTACCGCTGGATCAAGTGCAACTACAATTTTAGTAAACTCTATTTGGCTATCTTTGGGTAGCCTAGCTTCATCTATCATTCTGTTATTCCAGAGCGCCCCTTCTAAATTATCAAGCACTTCCGCATATAACTCTTGACGTCCTAGGGTAGTCCCTTCGTACTTCTCTTTCAACATTGCTAACGTAGATTCTGCTAAATTAGCCTCGTTCTCAAATGTGCTTCCTGTGGTTACACGAACATCATTCCTATCTAATAGCTTTCTAATAAGGGGTGTTGGCCTTGGCGTTGTAGTAATAACGCACTGAGGGTTATCCCCTAGCCGTAACGCAAACATAAGCTGATCAAATGTTTCTGGATATCTCCATGCCGCCAACTCATCGCACCAAGCCCTGTGAAACTGTGGACCCCTCAAACGATCTGGCTCAGTCGCAGAAAAACCAAATATTTTAGAGCCATTAAATAACCGTATCTCAGATGCAGATGAATTGTAACCTTGCCCCCTGCCCTCAAGCATACAGCCCTGCGGCAAAGTTTTTAATATTCCTGATACACCACCAAAGGCAACGCGCCTAATATCTCCGAATGTTGGTGTGATTACTGCAACTTGCACCTCTGGGTTGCGTAAAGCGTAAAGCATAGCGTCTGCCGCGCCTGTACGCGTCTTTCCCCACCCCCTGCCAGCCAATATGAGCCATATATTCCAATCGCCTTGAGGCGTTAATTGTGTCGGCCTAGCGGTACTCAGCCAATCAGTGTAAAGGCTTGCTACCGCCTTGTGACCTTGCGAACGCAAGCTCGTCAAGTTGTTCCATAACTCTGTGGAAGGCTTCGGGGTTGCTGACATCTGCTGATACCTTTGAAATTTCTTGAGCCTGACCTAAGGCTAGTTTCCCTAATCTTTGGGCGTTTTGTGCTACGTGTGAAGCCTCTCTTAAATCTTGCAAAGATAGAGCCTCAACATTGGGGTTATTCTGCTCATCTTGAAAAGCTTTTTGCAATTTACGCCCAACCCTGCCAAGCATGGCTTGAGCTATCTGTATAGATGAGTCATCCAGCCTTTTTGATTCATTAACCATTTTTGTGATTCTTTCCTCATCCAGCAAGGTTTGTATCTCTGTTTGCACTTTGTTTTTCTGAGATTGCCAGTTCTCTTCGTTAGAGTATTTATATAGCGTTGTGCTAGATACCCCGTGCTTAGATACTAAGGATTGAATTGTAGGGTACTGCCTCACCCCCTGCTCATCAGTTACCCCATGAACAAACTCATCTCTTATGGCTAATTTTAACTGCTCTGTTAATTTATGATTCATAGCTCAACCGTTACCGTTTTTTACGTCCTTTTCCGCGTCTGCAAATTCTTTCTTTATTCGTATCTGGTGTTTTGTTACCCATGCCTTGTTGTAGTCTGTATCAGCAAACAACTTAGAAAACCCTGTTATATGCTTCAATCTAAGTAGCTCATCAGGCTCCATTCCTAGATGGTTGCATATTTCCTCATCTTTCCATCCGTTGTCAAGCATAGAGAAAACCATATTGGACATACCGCTGACTGAGTGCTGGCCTCTAGCTCTGTTGTGTCTAACTGTTGCGGCCATTCTTTCGTTGATATCTTTCTTGATAACCACTATGGGAACTCTGCCTTCAGTAGCATCAAATATATCTTTGTTATTTTTACAGGTGAAGTATCTATGGAATCCATCAACTATGACGTACTTCTCTTTTTCCTCATCGTAAATTGTAACAATCGGCTGAGTGTAACCATCGTGCTTAATTGAGGTATGTAGCAGTTTCATCTCTTGCCCTGCCACTGAGTTAGGGTTGTAATCGTTTGGCTCTACCAGATCAATAGAGACCCACTGTACATCACTTATAGGTTGCTTGGGTATATCACTCACTTGGATTGCCTCTTTGATGGGGTTTTATGTACCTTAAATCTCTCTCTGGTCTATTCCAGTTAATTTCTAAACCTCGCTTAAATTTCAAGAAATTAATTGTCTCTGGCCTACCTAGAAAATTAGATATCTTTGCAAACTCAAAATCATTAGCCAGAATGCCAAGGATTTGTGATTTGTACATTTCATGGATGTTATTCATGTCGTGGAATTTCTTATCCATCCAAACGTGTTTCTTATCTAACTTTGCTCTAACGGTTTCATCTTGGATAAGGTTCTCACAAAGATGGTCTCTGTACTCTCTCCAATCCTTAAACATAAACGGCAGTTCATTAGCCCTAAACATATCGCTTTTCTTCATGTGCTTGGCTTGGTTGATTCCTTTTAACCTTTTTGTAAGCGCATCCCAAGTATCTCCCTCCAACTCATGCAGGTAGAAAAGCTGGTCAACTGCTGTTTCATGATGGAGATTGCTTACGCGCATTTTTATGGGTGATATGCCGTACCTATAAAACTCATCGTATATTTTGCAGTAATCCCATTTGTGGTCATGGATAGCTTTCCATATATCTGTATAGCTCCAATCGTACAATGGGTAAAAAACATAATGCCCCTGCTTCTCATCGTAGACCTTGCCATAGGTTATATCTTTATACGTTGCGCCATTAGTCAA